CTTGAACCTCCGGTGACTTTAAATGACGCTGCTATGCAGGTCATGCGAGGATTACCGTGGGTCTATCCGACCTAAAGCGAGATCATACAATTCGCTATTAGTTCGTTTAGTCCTTTGGTGTAAAGGGATATTCATATTACCTCTAGATATATCTAGAAGTTTGTTGAATACATCGAAGTTACATTTTGTAACCCGATGGCCCCGATTGTAAAATCGGTACGTATTTACACTTGGTATATTTACTAAATGTATATACTCTCCCTTCATCCACTGGTCATAAATCCAATACTCATCTTCTTCGAAGTCGCTTGTATAAGCTTCTTCTGGAAGATACCTTTCTATATTTTCACTAAGTGAGAATATTAGAGGGTGTGTTGGAGATAGATCTTGATCACATCTGGTAGGTTTTGATTTAGCAACACTATCAATGTTGTTGATAATGTCCCAAAGTAAACTTTCTCTCGAAAGTTCAAGCAGTCTGGTCTGCACACCCTCATTGAGGCATGCAAACTGACTTGCCCAAGTATCAGGCTTCGGATCCCATAGTGGATCGATCCCTGTTATATGCTTTGGCAGACTGAATATATCAGTTAGTATTTTCTTATATTTATTAGAATTTACTAAGGCTTCAAAACCCGGGGCTAGATAACTTGTATCATAACCCCTTGAAATGCATATCCTGTAAAGTTCTAAGACTTGTTCAGGATATCTGTTTATTCCAGAAAGGATGTGTATAGGTAAACCTGTACATTCTCCATCCGGTCTAAATAGTCTCTTAGCAAACTCGGCATAGCCTTGATTGCTTTGAGTACATTTCGACTTACTTATAGATACGCCTAACCGTTCAATTACACTTAGATAGTAATTGTAGACACCTAAATCGGTGTCCATGGTGTCATCGCCAAGAATCAAGTATTTATAATCCTTGATCGATGACTTATAAGCGCAGTATCTTTTAACCACATGGTGGGTAAAAGTACTAACAGGCCACGAAGATAGGACTCCCATTGGGTTTCCTACTTTGTATTCAACATCACCTTTACGGTGTGTGAACTTACGTTTAGTAAGGACTGTTTTCCATAAGTAAGCTATACGTTCACCATAAGCTGCCTTTACTACGGCTTCCTCTAATTCTATTGGAAACCGGTCCGTAAAAGCAGTCATGTCAGAACTGTATAAGTGATCGCCTAATCCTTTGATAAGATTAGGTATGTCATTTTGTAAATAAGTGACATCACCTCTCATCCTTTGCAAGGCATGCATAAAACTTTTATGTATACCTGTTAATGCAAGGTTTGAAAAGTAGTCCGCTATCGCGATAATTCGTGTTTTACCGAATTTATCTTGAAGCAAAACTAACTTTGAATGGATATAATTATTCTCATTCGAGGTGTCGTAATTAGATAACTTAAAGAACGGTATTGCTAATTTTAGCAATTCTGTTACGGCATCCAACAAGATGCCGTTCCCATTGCTGCGTAATGCAGCTAGGTCTTTAAGACACGAAAGTGTAGCTGGTCCATTAGGACCTGCTTTATTACTAAGTACGAAGTTACCTGGTTTAAGTTCCGGTAAAATATTTATACCGGGCCAAGTATCTATGAAACTACAAATATCAGCTATTAATTCTTTATTCGCTGATGATTCGTTGGTAATGGTATCTGTTAAGTATTCAGGCGTAAGCCTAAATTCTTCCCAGATTCTCACAATACTAAGTGAGTACCTTACCATATTTACATCACTCCTATCTGGTTTAAGGAAGCATAATGCTTTCGGAAAACCGTCCTTATCTGTTTTACAGAAAGGGATAGGTGTCATAGGTTGTTGTAAGCACCATTGTTGTAGTGCTAACCTAAAGGCTTTGAGCCTTTTGATTGTGTCGTGTTGACCACGATTCACTAACATCTTATACACCAAAGAGTGGAGATTATCCAGGTTCTTTGACGAGTCAAAGTGATGAATGACATTGACCAGTTTGGCACAACGCGCTTGCGCGTCCAGCCACTGTTTCATTTGTCTTTTATTTGCTGTAACTACTAAAGTGATTTAGTACTTGCTCTCTCGAGATAGACTCGGTGCCCGTACA